GAACAGTTCCTTCAGGAGTGGCTCACCTCACCACAGACTTCCCTCTATTACGCCCTTCAGGTAATGCCTGATACCCAAGCCAAGGATGATGCCCTGGCTGCCCTGGATGATGACTACAAGGAACTCTTCTCCTTTGAGGAGGATGTGGATCCTGATTGTGGTTGTCCTAAAGTTAAACCAATCGATGAGCCCTGTATCCCCTGCGGAGAATGAATACCCTGTCCCCCTATGCCCAAGTCATTGCCCGTAAACGTAAGTGGACCCCCGTAGCTGTTCAAGCTGGTAAGCTGGTTGAGGGTTCTGAGGAATCGATTCGTCGCGCCCTCGGCCTTCGCCACCTGGAGCTACCGGTCCGCGAGTTCCTCCAGCAAGGTCTGGAAAAGGAACTGCCAGCGACTGCCGGTGTTGTGGAGGCCCTCAAGAGTAATCAACTGGATGAAGAGCGCCACGACCAAGCCCTTAACTATGTGGTGGCTGCTCACGGTACCGACAACAAAGCAGAAGCCGAGGCCAAACATATCCTTAAGGCTTGGCTTGATGCCCCAGAACACCCTATCCTAAAGGCAGCGATTCTTGAACGCAGTGTCTTCTTCGTCATCCTTCCCTTCTTCCGATTCAACGGAGACATCGGCATCCGCACCACAGCAGCCGACATCAGCAGAGACGAGCAAACTCACGTCGCCGTCCACTCGATGGTCTGCTCCGAGCTGGGCCTCAAGTCCACACCAAGCCTCAATCGACTACGCAGAGCGACTGTGGGATGGGTAGTGGATGGCCTGTCCTCGTCTGAGAACAAGTATCTAGACAAGGACTTCTGGCTGAAGCAATCCGATTCCCTTTACGAACGTGGTAAGGCTCCTGGCCTGTCCGATACCCAGCGTGCTCGGATGCCTGCGTTCTTTGAGGCTGCCAACACTGACCTGCCTCAATATGGCTAATGACTACCTTGAAACCGAAGAACTCCCTCTATCCAGAGTGATAGGGGGAAAGGTAGATCTGGTTAAGCTTATTGAAGAACTTGATAAGATGTACCCAGATGCCTATCCGGAGTACAACATTTCGGAAAGACAGATGGCCTTTCAAGCAGGGGCCGTCGCTGTTATTCGCTACCTCAAAGGAAAGATTTAATCATGTGCCTCGCGTCGCCTCCAGCGGCTCCACCGCCGCCTCCCCTTCCTCCTGTTCCTCCAGCTCCTGAGCCCCCGGCTCCGGCTCCACCGCCGCCTGTTTCCCTGACTCCTGCTTCTGCTGGTGAGCGTGTTGCTACCATTCGTAGCGCCGCCTCGACCCGTTCGGCAGCTCGTCAAGCAGCCAGTGGTACGGCCCGTTTGCGGATGCCTCAGCTGTCTGTTACCCCTTCCACTCAGTCCAGCGGTGGTTCTGCTGCTACTGGTCTCAACATTCCTAAGTAATGGAAAATCAATCTGCCGCATCTCGTTATGCTAGATTAGCGAGCGACAGAACGATCTTTCTTGACACTGCCCGTGAGTGTGCGGAGCTTTCCCTGCCCTACCTGCTGACCCCTACTGGGGTTATCAATGGGCAAAAGCTTCCCACTCCTTGGCAGTCAATCGGAGCTAAGGGCGTCAACGTCATGGCCTCGAAGCTGATGCTTAGCCTGTTCCCTGTAACGGCTACGTTCTTCAAGCTTCAGATCAATGATGGCAAGATCGCCTCGGACCCAAATCTTGATGCTAAGATCAAATCAGAGATCGACTTGAGCCTCTCCAAAATGGAGCGGGTCATCATGCAGCACATTGCCGAATCACAGGATCGTGTGGTCCTCCACCAGGCAATGAAGCATCTGATTGTAACCGGGAATGTCCTGGTCTACATGGGGTCGAGTGGTATCAAGCTTTATCCTCTTGACCGCTTTGTGGTCGTCCGTGATGGAGAGGGTCAGCCTACCGAGATCGTTACTGTTGAATCAATCAATCGACAGTTCCTTCCTGAACAATTTAGACAATCTCCAACCACAGTCAATCATACTGGAGATAATACCAGTATTCCTAACATTGATGTGACCGTAGGAGAAGACGAAGCTGCTGTGTATACATGGGGTAAACTCATGGATGGACAGTGGCGTTGGAGGCAAGAGGTTGATGGAGAAGTTGTTCCTCAATCAGAGGGCAAATCTCCTAAGACTACAACCCCCTGGCTTCCCCTCCGCTTCAACGTTGTTGATGGTGAAGACTATGGCCGTGGACGAATCGAAGAATACCTTGGAGACCTTAAGTCCCTTGAAGGGCTTATGCAAGCAATGGTGGAAGGTTCCGCTGCTGCTGCTAAGGTGGTCTTTCTGGTATCTCCTTCTGCTACCGTTAAGCCTTCTACTCTGGCAAAGGCCGGAAATGGGGCGATCATCCAAGGGCGGGCCGACGACGTAACAGCCGTACAGGTCCAGAAGCAGGCAGACTTTGCTACTGCTTACCAGATGATCACCCAGCTCAATCAACGGCTGAGTGAAGCGTTCCTCATCCTTACCGTAAGGCAGAGCGAACGCACTACTGCTGAAGAGATCAGAGCCACCCAACAGGAACTCAATGAGCAGCTCGGGGGAATCTATGGTACCCTGACTACTGAACTGCTGAGGCCCTACCTTCAACGTAAGCTCTTCATCCTTCAACGCTCGGGCGATCTGCCTAAGCTACCGAAGGGTGTTGTGTTCCCAACTGTCATTGCTGGTGTCGAAGGCATCGGCCGTGGTCAGGATCGGGAATCACTGATCATCTTCCTTCAAACCATTTCGCAGGCATTGGGCCCCGAGATGATGGCCAAATTCATTAACCCTGAAGAAGCCATCAAGCGTCTCGCTGCTGCCCAAGGCATTGATACCATTAAGCTGGTTAAGACCGCAGAAGAGATGGTTGCTGAGAAGCAACAAGCTCAACAGCAGATGGTCAATCAAACCATGCTCAACCAAGTGGGTGATCTTGCTAAGGCCCCACTCCTTGATCCTTCTAAGAACCCTGAAGCAACAGATGCCGTCAGAAACTTCATCGGCGCAAGCCAGCAAACTCCAAGAGTCGGACCTCCAGGGCCTCAACCCTGAGGACTATGAAATCTCGGATGATGATACGACCGAACTAACTACCCGTCGTAAATCAGCTGGACGCCCCAAGGTCAAGACCGACATTGCTCGGGTATCACAAAATAAGATTGTGGTTCCTGGTCTTGGCCAAGTCACCCTTGTTATCCACTAATCATTACCAATGCCTGAAATCACCTTTGACCCCACCGATCCAGCTGATACGGAGGCTAGGGAAGCAGAAGAAGCAAGACTTCTTGAGCTTGGCAGTAGGCTTCAAGACGAGGAAGAAGAGATTCGCAATGAGACCTATGACAAAGCTCGTAGGGACTCAGAAGCAGAACTCAACTATGCTGGTAAATTCAAATCAGCAGAGGACCTTGAAAAGGCATACCTGGAACTTCAAAAGAAGCTAGGTCAGAAGGATACAGAAGAATCGCCTTCGGATGAACAAACCGAGAGTGATGACTCCCAAGAAACAGAAGACTCCAGCGATGATGGGGTGTCAGAAACTGCTCAGCTCCTGAAGGATGCTTCGGCTGAGTGGTTCAATAACTCTAAGCAGTTGAATGCTGACACGCTTCAAAAGCTGAAGGAACTTCCCTCGGAGCAACTGATTGAAGCCTATCTTGAGCTTCAAAAGAATGTTACTCCAGTTCAGCAGGCCCTCAGTGATGCTGATGCTGATGCTATTGTCAAATCCGTTGGAGGCGATGAAGCATACAAACAGACCCTGGCTTGGGCTGCTGAGAACCTGAAACCCGAAGAGGTGGCTGCCTATGATAACGTTGTCAACAGCGGTAACAAGGACGCCATCTTCTTTGCGGTTCAGGCTCTGAATCAACGTTACAAAGATACTGTTGGCTTTGAAGGTCAACAGGTTTCTGGTAAGAACGTTCGTAACTCCGTCAAAGGATTCCGTTCACAAGCCGAACTTGCCCGTGCCATCTCTGACCCTCGCTATCGGAATGATCCTGCGTACCGCCTTGACATCGAGGCGAAGCTGGCTGCTTCCGGCGATCTGATCTGATTAACTGCCCGCGTCCGTGGCATCAAAACGGCGATTGTACACCGGATTGGATTCCCCGGTGGATGGTGAACCGTCCCGCTGCCCCTTCGGCGCGGACAACTAAATAAAACACCCCTCATGCCTATCCATTGGAAGCACAAACAGAGGGGTCGCTAGGTCGATAGCCCAATGTAGAGGCAGCCAGGACAACTGGAACTCAGTGCTGGTGCAAACCCAGCTCGACCTTTTGAGGATGGGACAACCTCGTTAAAAACCCAGTCATGACTGGAGTATTGGCCTGCTGCGGCAGACACCCAATACAACGGACGTATTTCCTAAAAACCAAATACTTTAAATCCGGATAAAACCCAAGTACTTGGAAAGCTGATAAACCTTCTCTTTCCTTAAAACAATGACTGCAACAGTAACTCAACTCGGCCAGGTTAATAAGGCCGGTGACAAGAAAGCCCTTTATCTGAAGCTCTTTACGGGCGAAGTGTACGAAGCTTTCCGCAACTCCACCATCGCTAAGGGCCTGGTGATGAACCGCACCCTGCGTGGCGGTAAGGAAGCTCAATTCATTCATACCGGTCGTATTCAGGCCGGGTATCACACCCCTGGTAATGCTATCCTGGGTTCCGGCAACCCTCCGGCTGCTGAGACCACCATCGCAATGGATGACCTGCTGGTCGCCTCGGCGTTCGTTGATAACCTCGACGAGACCCTGGCCCAGTATGACATCCGTGGCCCCATCGCCCGTCAGATCGGCCAGGCTCTGGCTGAGTTCTATGACCGTCGTATCTTCCGCGTTCTGGACCGTGCTTCGGGCCTGACCGCTGCTGTGACCGGCGAACCCGGTGGCTTCCAGATCAACCTGGGTGCCTCCAAGGAGTATGATGCTCAGGCCCTCGTGGACGGTTTCTTTGAAGCCGCTGCTCGCCTGGACGAGATCGCTGCTCCTAAGGATGGTCGTGTGGCCGTGCTGGCTCCTCGTCAGTACTACGCCCTGATCAGCCAGGTCGATACCAACATCCTGAACCGTGAGTACGGTGCTGCCGGTGGTAGCCTGAACAGCGGCGAAGGTCTCTATGAGATCGCTGGTATCAAGATCTACAAGTCGAACAACATCCCCTTCCTGGGTAAGTATGGTTCGGCTTCTGGCGCCAACATCGACGCTGCTGCTGTTACCGGTGAGAACAACAACTACGGTGTTGCTTCGAACTTCACCAACAGCTGTGGCCTGATCTTCCATCGTGACGCTGCTGGCGTTGTCGAGGCGATCGGTCCTAGCGTTCAGACCACTGGTGCTGACACCAAGGTCATCTATCAGGGCGACGTGATCGTGGGCCGTCTGGCCTACGGTGCTGGTGCCGTTCGTGTGTCCTGTGCCGGTGCTTTCCGCAACGTCTGATAACTCCTAATTTGGAGAAAATTTGGAATAGGTTAGGAGGTCTCTACGGGGGCCTCCTTTTTTTTTATAGTCCTGCCCGACAACCATGACGACTCAACTCCAAGCAATCAACCAGATGCTCTCTGGCATCGGGCAGGCTCCTGTGGTCAGCCTTGATGTCGCTAACCCTGAAATCGCTATTGCTCTGAATGTACTCGAAGCAGTCAACACAGAGATCCAAGGCGAAGGATGGCACTTCAATACCGAAGTTCAATATCCTCTGACTGCTGATGTGAATGGTAACATCTTTGTTCCCACCAACGTCCTTCAGATTTCAGATAACAAGTTTGCCAACAATCAGAAATACCAGACCGTATTGCGTGATGGTAAACTGTACGACAAGGTAAACCACACCTACACCTTCCCTGCTGGATCCACCATCAAGTGTGATATTGTATGGAAGTTTAACTTTGAGGATCTGCCTCAGGTCTTTAAGAATTACATCACCCAGAGGGCTACCCGCGTTCTTGCTGGTAGAATCCTAGGGTCTCAGGAGATGGTCTCCTTCAATGCCAACGACGAGGGGGTTCTCAGGGCAAACTGTATTGCCTATGATACCAACACCTCAGAGGCAAACATCTTTGGTCTGGAAACAGGTCAGAACTTCTACATCAGTTACACCCCATTTCGTGCTATTGCTAGGTAATCATGGCTGCTGTATCTCAGAAAGTTATTGGTCTGATTGGTGGTGTATCGCAGCAACCAGACTCCTTGAAGCTTCCTGGTCAGCTCCGTGAATGCACTAACTACTACCCTGATCCAACGTTTGGTTTGCTTAAGAGGCCCGGCATTCGACTGACTCGTAAGCTGGACAACAGTGTGGCAGGTGGTACTTGGTTCCTCATCTCAAAGGGCCAGAATGATAAGCTTTTGATGCAGGTCGGATTTAATGGTACGGTAAGGCTGTGGGATGCTCAGAGCGGCATTCAGCAGACGCTTAACGCCTTGTCTGGTACTGCTCAGACCTACGCAACACACACCAAGCAGAGCGATCTGGACATCCTTCAGATTAATGATTACGTTTTCTTTCTTAATAGGACTGTTAATGTTGCAGCTTCTGCTACGTTATCTAGTACTCAGATTCCTTTTGGCTATGCGGTCCTGACCAGTGTTGCTTATGACACGACGTACAAGATCACGCTTGATACGACAACGTATTCATACAACACCCCTACCACCTCTGGCAGCTCGCTCAACGCGGATACAATCATTGCTGGCCTGGTAAGTGCCATCAACGCTGGTGGTATTTATACTGCGACTGGCATTGGTAATGCTATCCATGTCAAGCGTGTCAACAACGCAGACTTTTCTATTGAGGCAAAGGGTGGCCTGTCTGGAACTGGCATCGTTGCTTACAAGGGAACGGTTGATGGTCCTCAGGATCTTCCGAAGCAGTTCCTTAACGGAGAAGTCATCCAGATTGCTGCGGATAATAACTCCACAGGCGATGACTATTATGTCAAGTTTGTAACAAGCAATGGCGGATCCAAAGGTGCTGGTGTCTGGGAAGAAACAATCGCCCCTGGTGTGTCTGTTGGTTTGAATCCAACAACCATGCCTCACGCTCTTATCAAAGAGGCCAACGGTTCGTATACCTTTAGGGAACTGAGCGCATCTGCTGCGGCAGCCTTTGTGACTTCCACAACTGTTACTGGCATTCCTACGGCAGTGAGCATCACTTCTGTTGGAAATGCTCGGTGGAGCCTAGGTCAATCCTTTGCTGTCTATGGTGGATCAGGAATCAACCTGCGCCTTGAAGTCACCTCCGTTAACGCCAACCGTCAGATCACTGGCATTCGAATTGCTCGTGCTGGACAAGGCTACACAGCCACGAACAGTGTCAGCAACAACGAGGGTGATGTCTTTCAGATCACAACCGTTGGTAGTGCTACAATTTCAGGAACCAGTTGGGCCACCCAGTTCTGGGCAAATCGTGCCGTTGGAGACCTGGAAACCAACCCTAATCCTAGCTTTGTAGGATTCCCAATCTCAGGCATTTCGTTCTTTAAGAACCGCCTGGTGTTGATGAGTGAATCCAACATTATCTGCTCACAGGCTGGGGACTACCTAAACTTCTTTGCTTCAACGGTTATTACGCTTGTTGCCAACGATCCGATTGATATTTCAGCCGGTTCCACTGTCAACACACAGTTCCGTCATGGGATTCAGCAAGCCGATGGTTTGATTGTGTTTGCGGATAACTCGCAGTACATTCTTCAGACCAACTCAGAAGCCTTCTCGGCCTCTACTGCTGAACTTAACCTGATCTCCAACTACAGCCAATCGATTTCTATTAATCCTGTTGACCTTGGAGCAACCATTGCCTTTATTGAGGAGAACCCAACCTCAAGCTTGGTTACGGAAATTCAAGTTGCCAGAAACCAGCAGCCTCAGAGCACACAGCTTACAAAAGTAATTCCTTCCTATATTCCTACCGGAATTGTGGAGTTTAGAAATAGCCTTAGTGCTTCGGTGTTTGGTATTCGATCCATCCAAGAACCTGATGCTGTGTACCTCTTCAGGTATTATACCCAAGGAGATGAGCGGCAGCTTGCTTCCTGGTTCAAGTGGAAGTTTCCAGCAGCGTTGAATATCGTTGCCTTCAGTGAGGACGAGGTATTCTTTGTTATCCAAGCCGACAACGGTCCGGTGCTTGGTAGTATGCTGTTGCTGGCTGAGAGTCCTGGTGGAGCCATTGAGTTTGAAAATGAGTACATTGACCTTCGATTGGATCTTGTTGATTATAACCCCAGCAAGACCTATGACTCGGTAAATGAAGTGACCAAGATTTTCTTCAAAGAGAACGTCAACATCGCTTCTGCTCAGCCCTGTGTCGTTACCACCACGCCTACAAACGCTGGTGCTGTAGAGTATCCAACGATGCAATACAACGCTGCTGCTCCAGCAGGACAGAAGTATTATGTGGAGCTGGATGGTGATCAGACCACTCAACAGTTTGCTCTTGGTTACCAGATCGACGCAACCAGCCTGCTGCCAAACTTCTACTTGGTCAAGGATAAGGTGTCGGACAACATGAACATCCCAACCATTCACAGGGTACGAGTCTACAGTCATAACTCTGGACCGTTTACCTCCGTGTTGGATGTCATTGGACGCAATACCTTTACCCTTGAACTGCCTCAGATTACTGGTGATGTTAGTGAGTTTAACGAACCACCCATGCTTCGTTCTGCTGAGAACATTATTCCAGTGATGGCATCAGGTAAGTATGTTGAGCTTCAACTCAACTGCAGCAGCCCCTTCCCCCTTGCTCTTGTTAGCTTGACATGGGAAGGCACCTACAATAACAAAGGCATTAAAGCCCTATGATTTGTAAGCAACTGATCCATCCGGCCAGTAGGCTTGACGCGCTGTATGTTGCTGAAAACCTGCAACCAGAAGATAAGCAGGAAATCGAGGGTCTCGGGCTTAATCCGCTTGAGGCCCTTCCTTATTCTGTCATGGCTTCCGAGTCTGCCGTTACCTTCTGGAATCCAGATGGTATGATTTGCGGGGTAGCGGGGGTATCCAGAACAGATGCCCTTTGTGGAGCTATCTGGATGTTAACCACACCCGATGTTCGCCCCTACCCAAAACTATTCTTCAAGGAGGCAAAAAAATGGGTCGATCAACAGACCTCCTTTACGATGCTTCATAACATCGCTGATCCACGGAACCGAATGCACATGAAACTTCTCCACATGCTTGGATTTAAGAAGCTTTCGTATGTCAGTGTCGGACCACAACAATTAACTTATGTTGAATTTGCCAAACTAACATCATGTGTACCGGAGTTGAATGGGCAGTAGTTGGAGCAATCGCTTCTGCTGCTTCTACTGCCGTTGGATCTATCGCTTCGTATTCTGCCCAGCAACAGCAAGCAGAGTACGAATATCAAAACGCTATTCGAGCCAGAGATTACGAGTATGCCGTTAATATGCGGGCATATGAGGCATCTCAACAGGCCTACAATCAACAGATCGAACAGAACCGTCTGGCTGCCAACCGAGGCTACGAGCGGGAACAACTGAAGCTCAAGGGTGAGTACGACAAGGCCGCCCAACAGGCTCAGGTGCTCTTTGTTCAGCGGATGCAGGCCCAGGGTCAAGCTCTTGCTGCTGGTCGTACAGGTCAGTCAATTGGTCTTATGATCAACGATGCTCAACGAGAGTATGGTAGGGACCTAGCCAATCTAGGAACTAACCTAGGCTACGCTACAACTGAATCCGTTCTTGGAATGGAAAGCATCTTCCTTGAGCAGAAGTCTTCGGATCTATTGGCTGCTAGTCAAAGGATGCTTGAACCGTCTAAGGGTCCTGCTCCAGTCAAGGCTCCTGTCAGTGCTGGATCGCTGGTTGCGGGTATCGGTGGTGGTATTCTAGGTGGAGTTAGTAGCTATGCCTCAAACAAACCCGGTAAGGTTGGAGGTAAAGGTTAATGGCTATCTATGAACCCAAAGGAGAACGCATCAATCTGACTGGCTACCAGCAGGGTGGTGAGTTTCGACCTGGACGTGTCTACGATCCTAGCCAACAGATCCTTGAGTCAGGACAGCGGGATGTTGGCAAGTACAAGGAGATCCTGAATCTTCAAGAACGTCAGTATGCTCGTAACCTTGAGACTGACATTCAGGCTCTGACTCAGTTTAGTGGCACTCTTAATGAGTTTGTCCAGAGCACTGTCAAGCGCAAGAACGAAGAACAGTATGCTCTTGGTTTGGCAGATGTTATCAATGGTACTGCTGAACTAAAGCCTGAGTTTTTGGAAAAGCATCGGCGTGATTCCTTGATCCTGAAGGAATCTGCTGAGGCTGATAACTCTGTTGCTAGTACTCTGGAAAGTCAGGGACAGATTGCTGTTGCTGAAGAGTTCCGTAACAAGAGCCAAGCCATCTCTGGATGGAGGGCATATGGCCAGGCTGTTGGTACTGCCAAGAAGGCGGCATCCAAATCACAAGCCTTCTTCTCGTCGTTTATGGAGGGCACTCAGCCGATTGTTCCTCTACCTGATGGACGCTTCATTGCTCCTAACCAGGCAGCCAATCCAGCCGAAATTGAGGCCGCTCTTGAGGTAGCTCAGCAGCAGTTCCTTGCTGATTATGGTGTCAAGCAGGTCAACCCTGCTATCATTGTTGAGCATCTGGCTCCTACCCTTCAAGCAGTTCGTGGTCAATTGTCCACCAACCAATTGATGGGCAAGGCAAAGGAGGCCCGAGAAAATGCTGTTAGCGATCTGGATGGTCAAACCATCAGTGAGTTCAGCAACCCTTCAATGACTTCTGGCGATATGTCAGAAAGCTTCCAACGGCTTACCTCTGATTATCAGATCAAGGGTGGACTAAGTCGTGGTGCTGCGTCTGATAGGGCACTTGAGCGGGCTCTTGCTGGCATCAAATCACTTCCAAAGGACGTTGCTGAATCGCTTCTTGCTAATCTGGCTCAGGTTCCCAAGATTGCCAACGATCCAAACAGCATTTCTCTTGGTTCAGCCTATGCTGATCAGTTTTCTGCTGCTGCGGATGGCATCAACGATCGAGCCGTTGCTCTTGAACAGCGGGCAGACGCAGAACGAGAGAAGCTGGCAACACGCGCCATTGATACCCTAATCAAGGCACGGCAGGATGTTAACATGCCTGCTCAAGAGCTAAAGCTGCTCAAGCGGCAGACGGTTCAAACGCTTGGCCTGTTGGCGGATCAAGGCAGCTCCAGGGCACTTCAATTGCGTGGAGAGCTTCTTGCTGAGCCTGAGAATGTGGATTATACGCTCTACCGTCAGTACCGTCAAGGCATTGCTCAAGGACAGCGTCCATCAAAGGCACAGCTTGATAAGGATTTCCAGGCAGGTCTTCTCACTGCTAACATGGTCGATGAGTTGGATGACTATTCAACTGGATCTGACCGTAATGACTTTATGAAGCAGTTCGGTAAAACCATTGCTGATGGAGTCAAGGCACACCTTAGGGAAGCTGGAGCAATTAGCCTCAATCCATTCGGCACTCCTCTCAAGCACACCTTCCATGTTGAGCAAGTAACCAACGATCTTGCTGATATTGCTTACAAAGCATACGATTCAGCACGGCGTCAAGGCAAGCCTTTGGAGGATAATGACATCAATCAGCTGCTGACAAATCAGTTGCCACGTGTGGTTGGTCGTTACTTCCAACAAAGCCCTACCACAAAGGATTGGACAACTCGTCCCATCAGCGGCAACCCAGCGGTCACTCCTGATAAGATAAAATCAACACTTCGGGGCTATGTCCCTGATGCGGGTGGTTTCGATCCTAGAACCATCCAACTCCGTAGGCTCACTTCTGGTGGGTCTCGGCAACTGTCCAAAGCAGAAACAGAAGACAACATCAATCGTTTTCTGAATGGCCAACCTCCTACGCCGCGAGCTGCGACGCTTGCGACATCCAACCCCGGAGGTTTGATCCAGCTGCTGAACAACCAAGCACAAATTAATGATCTCGACCCAACCCCGATTACCAATAGTCCGCAAGCGAAGCGTTTTACTGAGTTTCAGTCTGTTGCCCCTCGCGCTACCGAACGTCTGGTTTCCAGCAACAATTACCTGGACCAAATGTTACAGCTGCGACGCATTGCAGAGGCACAACAAAGAGCGGCGCGGATCAGAGAAATCGGGAAAGGTCCTGGGCCTGCTGTTGACCTGAAACCAGGCGCAAGAGTAGGCACAAGGGAAATGCTTCAGTTAGCTCTTCAAAATGGACTTGATCCAGAAAGAGCTATTCTGATGGCAGCCGTTGGCATGGCTGAGTCTTCTGGTGACTCCGGTGTTCGTAATCAGAACGCACAAACTGGAGATGATTCCTATGGACTCTGGCAAATCAACATGATTGGTAATCTTGGTCCTGATCGTCTGAGGCGTTACGGTCTTCGTAGTGCTGAAGAATTGAAGGATCCAGAAACAAACGCTCGTGTGATGGCACAGATGCTGAGTACCGATGGTACAGGTGCATGGGGTGCCTTTAGAGACAAGCGTTACCTTCAATACATGGGTGAAGCCCGTCGTATTTACTCTCAGCTCAAGCGAGAGGGTTTTAGCCAGGCCCGTGGTGGTCGGGCCAACTTCTCTCCCACCAATGTTCAGTCTGTTCGGATTGAAACACCCGGTAACTCCTTTCAACCTGGATTAGATCTTTGGTTTGCGGATAAACAATTCGGTGCAGTGCTTCCTGGCAGGGTCAAAGAGATCCGACGAAATTACGGGAACTATGGCAACATGATTGTTGTCGAATCAACCGATACCCAAACTGGAGAACCCGTTGATGTGGTTTATGCCCACCTAGATGCGATTAATGTACGAGAAGGCGATCAAGTATCGATTGGCTCCGTGCTAGGCAAACAGGGTGGTACTGGACGTGTTGTGTCTCAAGATGGAACCATTGCCAGCATTGACTTCTTGGCTCCAGCTCCGAAAGGCAGCACATCGATGACCCCTTATCGTAGGTGGAAGCCGTTGGCCAATCGGATCAAGCAAAGCATTCAGTCTGGTAGACTTTAATCATTTCTTTGTTGGGGAACTGGTGCGCTGGTTCCCCTTTTTTATTTGCCAACCTTTTGTCCCCTGCGGGGGTATTTAATATGTCTCAATTAACTGGTCCTGTTGGGTCTGGTCCAACAGATCCGTATTATACTAGCGATCAATACGAGAAGGAACAAGAAAAGTTCCAAGCCGTTGAAGAAGCTGCTCAAGAGCAACAAAAGGTAAAGAAAGGGGAAACAGGACCTACTACGGTCAATCCTCTTGCTGGCATTCAGCAGGCAATGAGTGGCTTTGATGCCGCCGAAGCTGTTACTGGTGCCATTGATAACACCTTTGGTACTAATCTTCAAGAAGGATACCTTCAGAGGCGTGCAGAAGCCGAAAAGACTGGGCTTACTGCTCGTGCTCGTCGAGAAATAGAAGCTGATAAAAGTTTCGGAGCCGAAGCTATTCGGGTGGTCACCAACGTTGGTGTTGGTGCTGTTGAAAGCACCCTGGATACTTTGGATCTTACTGGGGACATCCTTAAGGCTGGGGCTCTTAAGCTTACCGGTGGTAAAGTCAAGCCTACCGAAGATCCGTTTAGTGATCGGTACACTGCTGCTGCTTACTCATTCGGTATTCGCAAACCAAAAACACAGATTGGACAAACGGCAGCCAAGCTTGCTAATCTGATTGTTATTACCCGTCAGGCTGCCAAGTTCCTACCAAAGAGCCTGGTTCAGCTGGGTACAAAGGGTGTAGGTCTCCGTGGTGCAATTGCTTCTGGCATTGTTCCTGGTGCTGTGGCTGACTTCATGCTGACCACTAAGGATGATGGCAACTTCTCCAAGATGGTCAAGGATCTGCTTCCCCAAGACAGTGCTGTTAAGGATTCATTCCTCCTTGCTCTTGCTTCTGATGATGATGATAACATCTTTACTTCTAAACTGAAGGGTACCCTTGAGGGTGGCGTCTTTGGTTCGGTTGTGGATGGAGCTGGATTCCTTTTGTTTGGCCGTAAAGCAGCGCAGGCAGCCCTGAAGGCAGGCGCTACAAAGGAAGAAGCAGTTGTTGCCGGTCTTAAAGCAACCGAAGTCAAGGCAAAAGAGATCGAAGCTGAGCGTGTCAAGGCGGTTGAAGTTGAAGCCAACCGGTGGGGTGAAGCCCAGCAGATGGAGCTGGACGAACTGACTGGTCTTCAAACAAGGTACGGCGAACAGCTGGATGCCATGCGGGCGTCTGGTATTGATGAAACCGATACCCAGTTTGTTGCTCTCAAGGAAACCCTTGATTCGGTCAACAAGAACATTGAAGAGCTGGATGAGGCCATTTCTCGTGGCTATGATCCAGACGATGCCAAGGAGCTTTTGCCACAGGAGGCCGCTGCAAGGGTCGTGGAGGGTAATCCAACACGAGCCGTGGCCCAACAGTACGAAGCCTATTCAACGCCCGGTGCAAGGGCTGCTGGGGTGGACCTACCGCCTGGTACGGTGAGGGGCGCTACCCACATGATGACGGATGCTCAGTTTAGGATCTCCAACATTACCGGAGATGCTGAGCAACTGATTCGTGAGATTAGTAAGCGCACCGATCTCCAACAAGCTGCTGCTGAGGCAAGAACCTCCGTCAATGGAGTTGTTAAGTCTGCTGCTGAGGAACTTCAAAACTTCCGAGCCGCGATTGATGGAGAAACCAGCAACGAGCAGCTCATCGATCTGATGAGGCAGGCAGAGCTGATTGATCCAGAAAATGTGACTGGTAAGGTCCTTTCAAAGAAGGGTATCCTTGTCACTAAAGCTCTCATTCGTGACACGGCACTTCAGATTAACGAGCTTGCAACCAACGCTGCGGCTTTGCGGGAAAGCGGAGAACTGACTGGCAATACCTATGATCGTATTGTTGATCGTTTGGTTACCCTGCTTGACTTCCACAAATACACAGCATACAAGACTGGTTCTACCCTGAACATCTTCAAGTCAAATGCTGAGGTGTTTGATGATGTTGCGGAAGGAGCCAATGCTGAGATTACTCGTGGTCAGATCCGTGAGTGGGCACTTCGCGTTAAGCAGCTCCAACGCAGCAGTGATCCAAAGGCACAGGAAGAGCTGGATAAGCTGATCCAAGCGATGGTTCTTGCTGGTGGTGATCCATCCAAGACCGTTCGATTTGGTGCGGTTGCTGTTAGACAGGGCATCAACGCTCTGACAACCAGCATGTATCAGTCGATGCTGTCTGGTCCTATTACCCACCTCCGCAACACCTTTGGTAATACCTATTCGTTGCTGGAGCGTCCATTCTCGACATACCTGCGTGGTGTGTTGAAGAATGATAAGAACCTGCGGGCAAGTTCTGTTGCTGGCCTCCATGGCATGTTCAACAGCATCGGAGACTCCTGGCAGACTGCTCTGACAACGCTACGTACTGGAGACTCGGTTAACTTCAATCAGAAGTTCGTGGTGGATGACTTTGAAACCAGAGCCATTCTGGAGCAAATGAATCTTGCTGCTAGAACTGATGGTGAGAAGGTGGCTGCTGGTCTACTTTACAACACCTACAAGGCTCTGAACAATCCATGGCTGTCCTGGCCTAGCCGTGCTCTGATGGCTGGAGATGACTTCTTTAAGGGAATGTCGGCTCGGTATCGGATGCACTCCAAGGCAATGTATGAGGCAATGGCTCACTCGGCAGATGATGCTGATGTGGATACACTGTTCAACAAGTACATTGATGGCTTTTCTAAGGGCATTGACCCTCAGACGGGACGCATCGTTGATAAGGATCTGCTTGACTACGCCGAGCGTGTTTCCTTCCAGAATGAGCCATCCTCTTGGGTTAATAGCATTGCCAACGCGGTTGATCAAGCACCCCTTGGTCTTGGACGCCTGTTCATTCCCTTTATTCGTACTCCTGCCAACCTGCTTGGTTATGGTCTGGAGCATATGCCAATCGTTAGCCGTGGCATCCGTCAATTCAGTGAAACCTATCAGGCAGCATTGAAGAGTGGAGACCAGCTTTTGATTGCTGAGATGGAGGGAAGGGAAGCAACCGGAACTCTGTTGGTTGGTACCATGGTCATGCTTGGTTTGTCAACCGACATCACTGGAAACCTTCCATTTGATCAAGCCGAACGTCAGGCCTGGAGGGAAGAAGGTCGTCCTGCTATGTCCATCAAGGTGGGCGATAAGTGGGTGTCTTATGCCTCCTTTGAACCCGTCAACTCGATGCTTGCCATTGTTGCTGATGCAATGAGGCTTGTGAAGGTTGGTGGTGCGGAAGCGGCAGGCAATGTCCTGCGTCAGCTTCAGTATTCCATCATGGCATCGTATACCGACAAGAGTTTCCTTGCTGGTATTGCAACGCTTGGAGAAATGCTCAATCCAAAGGCTCTCACAGATCCTAGCGGAATGAACTTCCTCCTTAACTCCGTCAACACGGTTCTTCCGTACTCCGGTGTTAGGCGTGCCTTTGCCAACTCCTTGGATCCGTATCTCAAGGAAACCCGTGGGGAACTGGATCGTATGTTGGTTTCGGCAGCTCCTGGCTTTGGCCGTGATCTGGCAACCGTGACCAGCCCCATTACCGGCAAGAAGATCCGTAGCACTGGTGGTGGCATCTTCAATGCCGTGAGTCCCATTCGTGTTTACGATGCCGATAATGATCCGGTGGTGCGTAAGCTGACGGAGATTGGATACCCAACAAATCAAATCCTCAAGAGAGGCACAGATAATGTTGAACTGCTTCCGCAACAACGGGAACGGTTGGCAGAGATTCTTGCATCTTCTGGACTGCGTAGTGAGTTGAAGAAGGCCTTTGATAATCCTTCCTGGAAGGCAATGGCCAACGCATACAAAGGTCGGCCCATTACGGCTGACATGGTTATCACTGGTGAAGAAGGACCAGCGCCTCCGCACATTAAACAGATCAATAACATTGTTAGTCAGTTTAAGAAGGCTGCTCTTCGCCGTCTCTTTGAGGAAGACCCTGAGTATCGTGCGCTCGTGGCTAAGAGCCGTGACCGTGATATTCGTGCCCTTCAAGGTGACTTTGGACCCAATCCTGAACTTGAATCTCTTCTGGAGTTCTAATGGCCATTACATCGAATAGCTATACAGGGAATGGTTCGACCACCCTGTATTCTTTTACTTTCCCATATCTTGACCAGAGTGACGTAAAGGTTTCCCTTAACGGCTCTCCTACAACTGCATATACCTTTGCTAACGCAACCACAATTCAATTTACCACAGCCCCTGGAGCAGGGGTAGCTATTCGGATTTATCGGGAAACGGATGATTCGACCCTTCAGGCCGTCTTTTCGCCAGGGTCGTCCATCCGAGCGTCTGATCTCAATAGTGACTTTGATCAGCTGCTGTATCTTGGACAAGAGTCTAGCAATACAGCCAACAGTGCCACGACCACCTCTAACACGGCACTGACCACAGCCAACACGGCTCTCAGTACTTCCAATACCGCCCTCAGCAACTCGTCTACTGCTGTTAGCACGGCCAACTCTGCTGTGTCAACGGCAAACGCAGCCAATGCCAGTGCTGCGTCTGCTGTTTCGACGGCCAACACTGCCTCTTCAAACGCCTCTGCTGCGGTTACCACGGCAAATGCTGCCAGCTCTGCTGCTAGTACAGCTGTATCAACGGCCAATGCTGCCACCAGCACAGCCAATACAGCTCTCAGCAACTCTACCACAGCAATCAGTACGGCCAACACGGCATCCACGAATGCCAGCAACGCCGTTACCACTGCCAACACAGCATCCTCCAATGCTACCACAGCTGTTGCTACGGCTAATGCAGCCACGACAACGGCAAACAACGCCCTGAGCACCGCTAACACGGCTCTGAGCAACTCCAATACTGCTATTAGTACTGCTAATAGTGCGATTGCGGCTGTGGCCAGTGCTGTGATCTACACTCCGGTTGCTAACCTGACTGCTCTGGCAGCTCTCACCCCGACAAACGGTGACTACTTTGAGCTGACCGATTCTACTGGTGCGGAGTCCTCGGCTCTGATCACTGGTGTGACTGTTGGTCTGGTTGGTGCCCCTGGTCTGACCTTCCGTCTGCGGTATGATGCCCCTCCTGGTATCTTTACCTTCCTTGGCTACTTTGCCAATGACTCGGAAACTCGGTATCTGAAGCTTCAGGGTGGTACAGTCACCGGCAACCTGGAGATCGGAACTACTGGCTCTCTGACGTTTGAAGGTTCCACTGCGAATGCCTTTGAAACGACGGTGGCAGTTGTGGATCCGACTGCTGATAGGACCATTACGCTTCCAAACGTCACTGGAACGGTTGTTACAACTGGAGATACGGGAAGCGTTACTAACACAATGCTCGCTGGAAGCATTGACAAAGCAAAAGTAACTGGAACAGCTATTACTGCTGCTGACACTGGTACTGTTACCAGCACGATGATTCTTGACGGAACCATTGTTGATGGTGATGTTAATGCCTCTGCTGCTATTGCTGGTACCAAGATCAGTCCTAACTTCGGCAGCCAGAACGTCGTTACCACTGGAACCTCCAGTGCTGCTGCTCTGATTCCTACCGGAAGCTCGGTACCCACTAACGGTACTTATCTGCCTGCTGCGAATGCTGTTGCTATTGCCACCAACAGTACTGAGCGTCTTCGTATCGACAGCTCGGGCCGCTTAGGTCTGGGGACTACGACGCCTAATGCTAATTTGCACGTTAAAAGCGGCACCGACAAGAACACTTGGATATATAGCCACCCAACATACGGAAACTCATTAATTGGCATTAATGATGTAGGTGACACCTATACGAGTTTGTCTATTGGTGCTTCTCCATTAATTTTCCGAACTGCCGGTGGGACAGAAGCGGCTAGGATTGACTCCTCAGGCCGCTTAGGGATTGGCAATACTGGGCCTGGCAGTTATAACGCTGGGTTTAACCAGCTTGTTGTCGGCTCAAGCGGTGATCAAGGTGTAACCATTGTCTCTGGCACCTCAAACTCTGGAACCATTGCATTTGCAGATGGAACCAGTGGAGCAGACGCATACCGTGGCTATGTTCAGTATCAACACGGAAGCACAAATGCGTTGGTGTTTGCCACTGATGGCAGCGAAAGATTCAGGTGCGACTCAAGTGGACGCCTGTTAGTTGGCACGACTACCGCCACTGCCAACGGTGGCGTTTTGGAACTGTCTGGCGGCATCACCTTCCCGGCAACAGCAGTTGCAGCAAGTAATGCAAATACGCTGGATGATTACGAGGAGGGAACTTGGACGCCTGTGTTTAATGCAACCGGAGCAACTTTTACAACTACATCTAATGTCGCAAGATACACAAAAGTGGGCAATCAAGTTACGCTTGTCGGGTATTGTCAAATAAGATGCAGTGCTGGCTCTGGTGCTAACCCAGTTACTGTGACAGGTCTTCCTTTTGCCACCCCCAATATTGGTAATTTTTTTCAAGGATATTTACTTGGTAATCCAAATATATTCAATGGTTCCGGCTTTCCGCTGGGAGCATTAATTCAACCAAACACATCCACAATAGATCTAAAAAAATATTCGAATAATAGTGGTGTTACTACTGGAGCAAATTTAAATTCCGCTGACATGACAGACGCAAGCTTTTCGTTTCAGTGGTCGATCACTTATTGGTCTGTTTAATCTTTAGCCCGCAATGGCTCAAAACTACGCCTAAACCCGTTATGTCTGGAGGACATTCCTAATGGCTACTTTCACTGAACGTCACGAGCACCAGCTCGAAATCATTCCGCCTTTCTCGATCATCCAGTGCCGCCGCGCTGACATCATCGAGAAGGATGGCGAGCAAGTTGGCAAGACCTATCACCGCCACGTCCGCGTCCCCGGCGACGACGTAACAGGCGACTGCACAGAGCTACAGGCAGTTGCCGGTGCGCTATGGACCCCCGAGGTAGTTGCGGCATATCAAGCATCACTGAGCCAGGGAGAGTAGTCCTACTCACTTCGGGGGTTGACAGGGGTTGACGGGCCGTGTACCGTTAGGGGGTAGTTCACCTTCTAGCTCCATGGCCCTCACCCTCATGTCTGCCTGGGACCAGTTCGTTGCGGAACGGTCCATTTCCCTGTCGGCCACAAGCCTCACGTCCGACTACCGCCAAGCCCGGAACTGGCTCAGCCGCTGTCCCCACCAGAATTTTGAGACCGAGGGTCGCCTGATTCTGACCTGGGTTCTCCAGCAGCAGCCGGTTCAGTCGGCAAGGCGGGTGGCCATGTACCTTAAGGCCCTCTACCGCTGGGCCAGCCAAGAGGACATTGCTATCATCGCACGAAATCCGATCATGACCTTCCGGATGCCCAAGGCTCCACAAAAGGACGAAGAAATCGTGGTGATTCCCAGGGACGAGATCGGTCTGGTGATGGTTGCCCTTGAGGCAAAGCAAACCTACCGGTCCACCAACTGGGCCACCTACGCGGAGTTTATGCTCCAGACTGCCATGAGGACCGGCGAGGTCAGGGCCCTTACTTGGAACGACATTAAGGACGATAAGATCCTGGTCCACAAGAACTTTACCCTGACCCACGGCCTTAAAAACAGCACAAAAACGAATAAGAAGCGTTGGGTACCCCTCAATGCGAAGTGCAAAGAGATCCTTGACACCTTGGATCAGAACGAAGAGTATCTCTTTCCTTGGGATAGGTCCTCGTTTCAGAGTTACTTTCGCAAAAAGATGGATCGGCTCCGTGCTGCGGACCTGATTACCCACCTCTATCGCCCCTACGATCTGCGTCATACAGCAATTAGTCGCTGGATCGAGGCAGGCATTCCTGTTGCTCAGGTTGCATCCTGGGCTGGAAATACGGCAGACGTTATCTGGCGTCACTATGCCAACACCACTCAAACCTACGAAATTCCTGTTCTCTAATGACTGCTTTTAATTGGAACGTTGCTCAGCTTGAGCGCGAGACGGCAGACGGTTATGTGTTTACCGTTCACTACACCGTTAATGCAACCGATGACACCTATTCTGCTGGTGCCTATGGTTCGCTTGGGCTTGAGCGTCCTGAGTCGGAACTTGTCCCCTTCTCGGAATTGACGGAGCAGACCGTTATCGGTTGGATCAAGGACAAGTTCGGCCCTGAAAAGGTTGCCGAAATTGAAGCAGCTCTTCAAGCTCAACTGGATGAGCAGCGTCAACCTACCCGTGCTGCGGGTCTGCCCTGGGTGAACGATGTCCAAGCCTAAAGGCGCCCTTAACAAGGTCGTCCACGTCCCCGGCCCCCCGAAAAAGACTAGACAGGGGCAGGGGCAACATTCCCTACCAAATCACTCTCGTAAACAATCACGAGGACAAGGCAAATGATCACCATCTTCGGCCTTAAGCTTTCTTATGAAGCTGCCATCTTCTTCGGACTCTTTATTGCGTCCGAGGTCATTGGACTGAGCAAGTATCGCTCCAATAGCGTTGTTCAGGTCTTTCTTAAAGTCGTCACTCTGCTGAAGCCCCTTCGGTCTGAGGACGACAAAATCCGTAAATTTAAGGATTCCCTCCGGTGACACACATCCTCCTGCCGGTTGCCCAGTACTACCCACAAACAGATAGTCGCACGGCCCACGCAGACAGGATGTGCTTCTCCAGCACGATGGCCATGGGTGTCAAATACCTATGGCCTTCCGCTTTGTCTGGGGTCAATGCTGACGATGACTACCTGAGAACTGTCCTCAAGTATGGGGACACCACGAACCCACAGTCACAGATCAAAGCAGCAGCCGATTACAAAGTTAAGGCCACGTTCCATAAGAACGGCAACCTCCAAAGCCTCTACGATCGCCTTGGTGCTGGCCTTCCGGTGCCTGTTGGCTTCCTTCATCATGGCCCTTCAACTTCACCTAGGGGCGGTGGTCACTGGATTCTTTTGATCGGAGCAACCGAAACCCATGGCATCTTCCATGACCCCTACGGAGAGCTGGATAACCTCGCTGGAGGCTACCCTCGCCGTGGTATTGGCGGCAAAAGTGTCAGCTATACCTGGAAGAATTGGCTTCCACGGTGGACACACGGCGGTGAAGCCTGGTTCATGGACCTCCGCCGCATTGAAGAGGTCAAGATTGCCCCCACATCTATTCCCTTTGAGAACTCTTGGAAGGGCGTAAGGGCCGTTGCCAAGGCCTGTGGGGCTAAGTTTCCAGAGGTTGTGGCAGCTCAGTGGGCTCTTGAGTCCGGATGGGGCAAGCACACCTCTGGAAAGAACAACTTTTTCGGCATCAAGGGCACTCCGGGAACAAATCAGGAAACAAAGGAGTTCCTGAATGGCCGTTGGACCACGGTTGTGGCCACCTTCAAGGACTACCCTACCCCTACTGCTTGTATCGACCACCTCATCACGATGTGGTACAAAGATTATCGGGGCTACAAGGGTGTCAACCGGGCTACGTCGTGGAAGGAGTGCTGTCAGCTGCTCCAAAGCGAAGGCTACGCGACAGATCCGTCCTACCCTAGCAAACTCATCCGCCTCATTGAGGAGAATAACTAATGGCTTCACTTACTACTGGCGGTACAACTACTGCTGGAACCTTTCTGAGCAGCGATACCACAACTGCTTTTGAAGTGGGAACTGCTCGTACCATTACACTTGGTGCATCCAGTGTCAATTTGGCGTTGACTTCAACGTGTCGGTTTGTTTCCCTTATTTGTACTGGTGGTACTCATTGTCATTACCAGATTGGAGTCGGTGCTCAAACTGCTTCCGCCACTACTCATTACTTGAAGACTGGTGAACGCATTACTTTGGCCGTTCCAATTGGCGCTAACATTGCTGCCATTCAAGGAACTGGTGCTAGTACTACCCTGTTCATCACTGAACTGGTAAACTGATGACAATGAGAGCCACTGAAGATCAATTCAACGAGCTTCACGGCCTCGTCACCAACGAATTGATCGACCGCATCAAGAGCGGCGTTGCCACCACCCAAGATCTTAAAGCCGCAGCCGATTGGTTGTCCAAGAACAACATTACAGGGCTGCCTGTGACTGGATCTCCTCTTGCTGCCCTCTTTGAATCACTCGAATTGGAGATGGAGGATGTCGAACGGGCCATCAGATGAGGACCACCAGGAGATTATCCGAAATATCATTGCTACAGCAGCATTGGGATTGTTCGGATGGCACCTGCTGACGCTTCATAACATTGCTAAGTCCGTTGATGTGCTTGTTCACCGAGCAGGTGAGGCAGATCAACGCCTTGAGCGCCTTGAACAGTACGTTTATTTTAACAATGGCGCAAGCAAAAAGTAAGTCCGCTAAGTATTATGCGGCAAATCCAAAGGCGGCTGCCAAAAAGGCTGCCTACCAACGCAAACTGAATAAAAAGCCCACCGTTAAGAATGCTTCGGAAGAGCGGTGGACAGAACGGAGACGGCGCGGCATTGCCAGCAAGGGTGGTGCCGACCTATCACATACAAAGGATGGCCGCATGGTGCTTGAATCGCCATCCAAAAACCGAGCCAGAAACGGTCACAACGGCAAGAGTACCCGCAAATGAACAAAGGAAACGCCAAGCCCCCCGGCCTCTACGCTAACATGAACAAGCGTCGCAAGGCAGGGACCAGCCGTCCAAAGAGCAAGAGCACGGTGTCGCCCCAGGCGTATGCCAACATGAAAGCAGGATTCCCCAAAAAGAAGAAGTAAACCACCGAAGTAGGCCTCATGCCTCTCAAAGATCCTTCTGAATACCTCTACTTTCTTAAGGCCATGACCGCAGCCGAAGCCAAGCGTATGTGGAGGACAGCCATTAAGGAACATTGGAACAACCAGTGTGTCTATTGTGGCTCATCTGAAAATCTAACGCTCGATCATGTCCATCCTAAGGCCAGAGGTGGTCACGACACTACCCATAATGTTGTGCCCGCCTGCCTAAATTGCAACCAGTCCAAAGGTTCGAACCACTGGTTGTCCTGGTGGGTCGGTCAAGACTCCTTTGACACCTCCAACTTTTCCAAGGTCCTTTCTTGGACCGCAAGCTAACCCTTTTTTGAGTGATTATTATGGCTACCAAAGCTGCTGAACTCGTTTCCGCCTACGGCGATATTTCCAGTGCCCCCGGCCGTCGCTGCCAGCTGGAAAATGTTAAGACCCTGGCCACCAAAACCTCTTCTGGTATCACTGCTGCCACCAACGTCAAGGAAGCAGAAGATGCCATCTATGCTATCGCCCTGACTGACAAGGCTGTGACCACCACCAGCGTTGGGCGTGCTACCCGCGTTGAGACCGTTCAAGGCCGCATCCTGACTGTTAACACCCTGGTTGGTGGTACCCTTTACACCACTGGCAGCTATACCGGTGTTGCTCTGACCGGCGGTACGGGCACTGGCGCTACCGCTAACATCACCGTTGCTGGTGGTGCTGTGACAGTCGTGACCATCGTCAACGGCGGTTCTGCTTATGACGTGGGCGAAGTGCTGAGTGCTGCTGCTGCCAACATTGGTGGTACTGGTTCCGGTTTCTCCGTTACTGTGGCTACGACTTCCGGTCCCATCAACGCCTGAGGTTAAGTATTATGGCTCCTAAAAAGAAAGGCCCGTCAATGCTGACCCAGCAGCGACGCAAAGCTCAGATGCAAAAGATCGCCAAGGGCGGTCCCCAGCTGAGCGGCACCAAGGGTGCTGGTTCGAAGCCCGCTGCTAAACCAGATGGCCGTCAGCCTCGTGCCATCACGAACGGCAACAGCCCTGCCATGCGTCAGATCCGTGCCAAGGCCGTTCAGGCGCGTCGTCAGGCACAAGGCAAGCCCGTAGCTACAAAGGGCAAGGCCGTGACTCTGCCCAACTCTGCCCGTGCTGGTCAGAACCTGCCCCGTCAAGGGGCCCAACAAATGCGTACCCCTGGTGATTCCGGTCAGGTGCGTGCTGCTGCCAAGCGTGGCCAAGAGATCCGTAAGGCTGCTCAGGCTGCTCGTGGTGCTAAGCAGGCCATGGGCCGTATGGGCAGCACTCTTGCTCGGGCCCGCCTTACCCGTGGTCCCTTGTCTGCTGCTGTTGGTGTGGCTGCTGATGCAACCCTGAGCCCTCTTGCCACCAAGGCCGGACAAGCTCTTGGTCGTGCGCTTAAGCCAGTTGCTCGTAAGCTGGATGATGCTCTTCCTGGCGTCAACAGCAAAGACGAAGGCCGTCGTCGTCGGGCACAGGCCGCTGCTAAGGGCTCCACGTCCCGCTTTAAGGGCGCTCGTGAGGCTGCCGTGAAGAAGGCATCCGCCATTAAGGGTAGCCCCGTTGTGGGTCCTCGTAAGGCGTCCTCCGGCGGCAGTGGTGCTTCTAGCTTTGACTCGTCCTTTGCTGCTGCCCGTAAGGCTGGCAAAAGCACCTTCACCTGGCGTGGTAAGAAGTACAACACCAAGATTCGCGGTGAGAAGTAATGCCCCTCTCAAAGGGTAAATCCACAAAAACAGTTTCTAAAAACATCCGGAAGCTTTCTAAGGAAGGCTACCCAAATAAGCAAGCAATTGCCATCGCCCTCAGTAAGGCTGGCAAGAGCCGCAAGCGTAAGTAAGTCTCACAGGGGTCTAGGAGCTTCTCCAAGGCCCCTTTACTATTGTTTAGGTGCATCCTATCATGACCGATAAAACAGCGGCCTTAGAGGACCGTCTGAGGGCCAGCTTCCCACTCTTCTTGACTCTTGTATGGAAGTCGCTAGACCTGCCTCGTCCAACAAGAGCACAGATTGCCATTGCCAGGTACCTCCAAGATGGACCAAAGCGTCTTCAGATCCAGGCGTTTCGTGGTCTTGGTAAGTCGTGGATTGCTGCTGCCTTTACGCTGTGGATCCTGTTTCGGGACAGAGACAAGAAGATCATGGTTGTGTCGGCCAGCAAGCAGCGAGCCGATGACTTCACCATCTTTTGTCAGAAGTGTCTTATTGAGATCTCTTGGTTAAACCACCTGACCCCACAGGACGATGACCAGCGGTGGAGCCGGGTATCCTTTGATGTTCGTGGGTGTCGGCCTGCTCAGTCACCATCCGTCAAAAGCGTTGGAATAACCGGACAATTAACGGGAAGCCGGGCTGACCTGATCATCTTTGATGACGTGGAAGTCCCAAGCAACTCTGCTACGGACCTCATGCGAGAGAAGCTATTGCAGCTCGTGACGGAGGGTGAGTCAGTGCTGACACCAAAGGAAGACAGTAGGATCGTGTTTCTTGGCACGCCTCAAACCACGTTTACTATCTATCGTACCCTGAGAGAACGCAATTATAAGCCGTTCGTGTGGCCTGCTCGCTACCCTAAGTCCCTTGTCGGGTACGAAGACATTCTTGCGGAGGACCTTCAACAGGACATCGATGAGCAGGGGCTAGACAAACTTTCCTGGACCCCAACGGATACCCGCTTCTCCGAGATCAACCTCTTGGAAAGGGAACAGTCGATGTCTCGGAGCAACTTTATGCTCCAGTTCATGCTTGACACGAGCCTTTCGGATGCCCTTAAGTTTCCCCTTAAGCTTTCTGATTTCTCCGTCCTATCTTTGGACCCTGCTCGTGGTCCGTCTGATCTGGTATGGGGTGCTGACAAGGAGACCCTTCTTGATCTTCCTGCCGTTGCGCTTCCCGGTGACCGGTGGCATAGACCAAAGGCAACCGGTGAGTTCATACCGTGGAATGAGACCATCACCGCTGTGGACCCCTCAGGCCGAGGAAAGGACGAAACGGTATCCATCATTCTTTCTCAGATCAATGGTTTTATTTACATTCGGGACATCTATGCGACCCAAGACGGATACTCCGACGCCACTCTTAGAGAAATACTGCGTAGGTCTCGGCAGTTCGGGTCAAAGACGTGTCTGATCGAATCCAACTTCGGTGACGGTGCCATCATGGAGCTGCTGAAGAAACATGCTATCGAAATGAAGGTCGGCATGAACTTTGAGGAGACACGCGCCACCACTCGAAAGGAAGACCGAATCATTGATACACTGGAACCGGTTCTCAATCAGCATAGGCTGGTCATTGACCAACGTCTCATCACTTGGGACTACCAGTCAAACAACGACATGGCCCCAGAAGAGAGGTTGCCTCGAATGCTGATGTATCAGCTGACCAGGATGTGTCGGGAAAAGGGGGCTGTCAAGCACGATGACCGGGTAGACGCACTTGCCCTTGGAGTCAAGTACTTTCAAGACATCCTTGCCATATCCTCAAAGGAAGCACTGATCCAAGAGAAGCGTCAGGAGTGGGACAGAATGATCACCATGTTCTTTGATCAACCCGTCCTCGCAACCGACATGCTGGTCGCCGGAAAGTCCTTCGCAAATGACACAGAAATCCCAGTAGACACAACGGTTTATTCATGGATTCCCTAAAAGGGTACTTGCCCCTATAGGGGGAGAGGGGTTAAGGGGAGAGGGGGACCTCTGAGGAAGCCGCGCTAGCGGCGCCCCGAAGACCAAGTTAGGCCCCCGATAGGGGGACTGACGCGGAGCCGACTACCGTAAATGTAATTGCGTGAGTCGGACGACTATTGCTAGACTTGTTGAGGGCAAGAGTCCAGGAGCCCCTCTTGGGGGCGAGTGGAGTCGAAGACCTTCGGAAAGACAAGTGAGTCAATAGTTGCTCACTATATTACTATAGCCACACCAGCAATAGCAACAGCTATTACCTTCCCCTTACCTACCCCTACTTTCTCCTACCACCTACCACTTACTCCTTCGTATGCCCCAAGCAAAGCTTGTCTGGATCACACCCGACGCAGAATCCATCATTACCTACTGTGCCCGTGTATCCAACCCTAAGTCCCAAGAAGAGAACAAGAGCCCAGAACGGCTGCTTAAGTATCTGATCAAGCATAAGCACTGGAGTCCGTTTGAGATGGCCAGCTGCTGCGTAGAAATAAACACGACCCGTGATATTAGCGCACAGATCCTGAGGCATCGTAGCTTCTCCTTTCAGGAGTTCAGTCAGCGGTATGCGGAGGTACAAGTAAGGCCGGAGCTTCCCGCTTGGAGGCGTCAGGACCTGACCAATCGGCAGAACAGTATCGATGACCTTGACCTGGAAGCAATTGCTGAGGCAGACCAGCTCTGTGCCAACGTGATTAAAGAATCAACGCTTGCGTATCAGCGGCTGCTTGAGCTTGGGGTGGCAAAGGAGTGTGCCAGGAAGATCCTTCCCATGAGCAGTCCCACCCGGCTCTACATGAGTGGAACGCTGCGGTCGTGGCTCCATTACCTTCAGGTGCGGCGTGGACCGGAGACTCAGCTGGAGCATCGGATCATTGCCCAAGAGATTGCCAGCATTCTTTGTAAGCACATTCCAAGCATCTTCAACGTGATTCAGGAGGACCAACAGTGACCAAGATTGATTTGACCGTGGACCAGGCTCGTAAAGTGATAGCTGTTGCGCCTAAGGATAGCCCTTACTACGAGGAGGCTCAGCGGGTTCTGTTTGCCAAAGGCTACGTTCCTTCTCCGATGAATCTGGATGAGGAGTATCCGCCTGTGGCTCCTGGGACGTGAGAGAGGCCTAGAAGGCTCTGGAAGATCCCTCAAGCTCCTCGTAGGTGTCAATACACCTCCGACTCCCTTGAGGGTCCTCCAAGGGGCATATACAGGCACCCGTAAATTTTGACACAAATTTCTGAAGTCCTTATACGGTGGCTGCGGCGGCCGGTACCCCCCATGGCGGGGGTCTGGGGGCTCTCAAGGCGCATGGGTGGGGGCCAGGGCCGGTAGTCTGGCGCACTACAGGAGGCAATCAGTGGTACGGATGTATTAGTTTCAACCTGTGCGTTACTGATACGGATTCGTATCGATATGGATTCGTATTTTCTCAAAAAATCTGTATCCGATCAGTACGTTTGTACTGTTCACAAGCCTCCGGCAATACAGCTGTACTACTTTGCTTGGTTGGCTTGACACTGGTTGACAGACCCTGTATTGTTGGATCAGTTCAATCAATGAATCAATGAACAACCAACCCAAGGGCAAAGCCAGCTCCAATGGCCGGGGTGTGCCCATTTATTGCCTATGGGTGTGTCCTGCCGACGGTGGTTGGGAGGCGGTGCATAGCGGCCCGTATCAGGATTGCTATTCCCACGCCCTGGCCGCTGATCAGCTTTATGCATCAGCCGCCCTGACCATCCAACCTGCGGGCTTTAACCCGAACACCTAATAGCAATCAAAGGGGCGGCCGTCTCAAAAGCTGCCCAACCACAACAACAACAACACACGCACACACAACACACCATGAACAGCACCTTTGCCTCATCACTGACGGCCCAGGAGATCAGGATTGCAATCTTGGAGATGGGTGACCGCTACGGTGAACATGACGTGCTATCAATGATTCTGCGCGGGATGAACATAACCGAACTGCGCGAGAATCTGGACTACTTGACTGATGAGTTTACTGACTGATCACAAGCCACACCAACAACCACGCATCCAACATCATGGCAAACCGGGTAAAGCATCGCGCCAACACGCGCAACATCACAGGCATTCTCAGTCTTGCTACTGAGGCGGATATCTTTGAGGGTAAAGAGTGGTACGCTCGGGCCCATAGGTTCGGCGTTCAACTAATCGCAGCCTATGACATCACAATGGGCCAGGCTATCGGCGTGATCGCAGCACTATCACCCAACAACAAGTGGGAGAGGAATTGTCAGGATGCTGACAAGCTGATTAACGCTTATCTCAGTGATCACGATCTCAGCCTGACAAGGGTTTGTACCTACAACACAAACAAACAAAAAGCGATCGACATTCTTTCATTGGACACTGAATCACTAGACAGTGAGGCTATCGTGTCCATCCTCAAGGGTCGTAAAGTAACGGCATTCTATCGGTCAATCATGGGCGATCCTAACGCTGTCTGTGTTGATGGCCACGCATACTCTGTCTTTATCGGCCAACGCATACCAACATCAAAGACACCAGCGATTAGCGCATCACTCTATGAAACAATCCAACGAGCCTATTGCTTAGTGGCTGATCGATCCTATGAGATCTGCGGCCACAAACTAACACCAACACAAGTTCAGGTTGTTACTTGGGTTACATACCGGAGGCTACTGAAAGGGTGACAGATTTAGATTATGTTGCTGATCAATTATTCTTTCATTTGTGGGAGGTCCCCGACAATGAGACAGACAACGCTGACCCCGACGACACTGAGTCAAGCATGGATGGATGCACCGAACACCGTCCCAACACTGGCAGAGCGTAAGGCCTTTAGGCTGTGGTTAATCGATCAGTTCACTAAGATGCGGGCTGAGCGAATCGAACCCTTATTTGTAACGCGGGAGGTTAGCATCGATGAGGCAATGGCAGCACTTGATAAAGTTGTCTTGCCTGGTGAGGTTAGGTGGCTTCCAATCAGTAGGCTTAACAATGAGCCAAACCCTGATCTTATGTCAACACAACAAAACCTTATGTTCAGGGCTGTGCATGACTGGATCCACCATAAGGTCAATGCTGATGCTACCTTCATGGGTGAACTATCAGTAACCCTTGCCCACATAGAATCAGCACCGCCTGAGATACACTGGCTGTTATGGTCTGAGGTAGCCTGTCAGGCGGCAGTTACAATCAGCACCGGTAGTTTCCCAGCACAGAAACTAGCTAAGCTGATGTGAATGGCTAATCCTATTCATTATCACCGGCGACACAGACCGGGGTTCCTTCATCGGGCCCCGGTTTTTTTATTTGCCCAAGCAGTAGTACATCCGTACCATTCTCACAAGCCGCATCAGGAACCTTATCACGACTGGGCAGACCTATAAGCAATGGCTATCAGTTCTGACCATGTTTGGGGTTGCACTATGGGGCTGGGGTCTGTATTGTATGTTCAAGAGAGGCGAGGGACGCACCTAAGCCCAGCCTCTCTATCACATCTCATGGACTATTCAATCCGCATCAGTCTGACTGAGAAGCAACATTACGTTCTGTCTTCTATTGCTAAGAGTGAGTATCGCACCATTGAGAATCTCTTTGCAAAGTATGCTGCCATTGGGCTTGGCTGTGAACTCTGTGACAACAACATTTGGGTACAGAAGCGTAACACTGATGAAGATTTTGATTCAACCGGTCCTCAAATTCAACATTACAAAGATGCTGAACTTGAAGATCTGATTGATCAAGTTCCTTTTGAACAGAACTGAGGTTATTCCATGAACATCTCACCTGCTACTGTCTACCCAGATGTTGATGCAGCCGCTTATGTGTGGCCACCACAGAACAATGTTGATGAAGATGCCGACTCGTGGCTCAAGCGTATGATGATTGACTACTGTAACAAAACTATTGCTTGCCTTTGCGATGAAACCCTCTCAGCTTCCTACAAAGTCGGCTACTCCAAAGCCTACATCAAAGGACTCAAAAGGCTCATCGAACTATCGTAAATCAAAGGATAGTCGTCCGTATCGTTTGCCCTTTATCATTGTTGGTTAGCATCAATGGTCCCATCCACCGCAACAACCTATCAGATCTACCTTGGTAGAGTCATTCCAACACCACAGCTTGGGCATGAAGAAACGAGACGAGTTACTGACAAGCTCTTTAACAAGTTTGTCAAGCAGAACATTGTTCCTCGGTTCAAATCGTTTTCGATTACTCAAAGCATTGGCTATTGGAATGGTGATCCTGAGGATATTAGTATCGTGACGGTTACGAGTGAGCAGTACTTTGATGCTATTGATGTTCATAAGATAGCAAAGGAGTACTGCGAACAGTTCGATCAGGAGGCAGTGTTCATTAACTCACTGTCCAGCTTTCCGAGTCTCATTCTCCATGACTAGAAAGATGCCAGCAACAAAGGAAAGACCACGAGGTGACAACCATCCACCTGAGATTGGTCGCATCATTGAAAAGATTAAAAGACGGGGCAGCAACAGTCTTACACCAACTGAAAGGATGATGGTGGTAGAGATCTTCCGAGCAGCAGCAATGACTGGTCAGAAACATCTATTGATCATAAAGGAGGACATTCAACGGGCGCACCTTTCTTATTGTTGGAGGATGACACAATGACCCACCCCATCACCGTGCCACTGGAACTTGTTGAAAAGTGGGGGCACGACGCCAATCTTTCAGGCGTGCCATACAACGATGAACACTGGGCTTATGAACAGCACATCGCCACCCGC